CACTATACATTAAAGAAATCAGAAGTTCGTGCGCAGCGTATCCTTAAAAAATAATAGATTATTAGAAACTCTTAACGAATTCTCTTCATGGATGTTCTCTCACGACTCATCCTTGATTGATAAATTATATTTTGGAAATAGACAAGTTTCTTCAGATATAGGATGTTCGTATGAATATCTTATTAAAGCACAATCACAAGAAATAGAAGAATATGGGTATCCAGAAATATCAGTTGGATTTGATTTACATACTGCATCAAGTGTAGACCGGCCAGAAGGTTGGAAAGAAATTGCAGATAAACTGAATTATGATATCATTAGTATTTTAGGAGTCGAGTTTAATGCTTTGATGATGTATTATCCAGAAGATGGATATATTGGTTGGCATCATAATGCTAACTGTGCTGGTCAAAATTTAATCATGACATATTCGCCTCCTGGCGGAAAGGGATACTTTGAATATCAAGATCCTGTCTCTAAGGATTTAATCCGTGTTCCTGATCCTGAGGGATGGTCTGCTAAAGTAGGATACTTCGGTTCTTTCACAGAACCAGATAAAATCGTCTGGCACTGTGCTAAAAGTGTCGACACTCCCCGACTCACTATATCGTATGTTATCAGAGATCAGTGGATGTGGGATGAGATGATTCAGGATATTGAATCTGACCAATAATGTTCATATCCATTATAAATTGATATATCGGTATGATGCTCGCCTATAGCATTAAATAAGCATATCATACGATCAGGCATATTCCACATTCTATATGAAATATTGAATTGTTTTTTTACGAATAGGTCTGTCCTACACTGATTTCGTTTTTCGTCATCACTATCGTCATAACCGGCTAATCGTGAATATGCCCAATGAATAGGTAGGGTTTTTATTTTATCAGGATGCTCTAACTCTAGGTATTCATCATTTCCATAATACCTCATCTCATAATAGTAATTGTGCTTGATATAATGTGGAAATATGCCTAATTCTGTATTGGTGTCCCATATTATGATAGAGGAATTGGTGTATGTATAATACTGATTAACCGTCAATCTATATCTGATTCTCCATTGAGCAGATAGAACATATATATCTTCTCCACATTGAAAATCGACCATCTCCTGTATGTCATTTTGAATAACAGTATCTAAGTCAAAGAATATACACTTACCATCTACTGGAAACTCTTTAGACAGTATCCAGAGTTTCCACCAATACGTTTGTAAATCATATTTTTCAATGGGTAGTGGTACTATCTTTATTTCATCTGATATACCTGACCGATCTTCGGTACAACAGTAGAGAGTGAATTCTTCTCGACAGTTTCTTTTGAGCATGGTGTAAAGGCGGTTAACGTATTCCGCATCATACTTGGTTCCCCATTTAAGACATACAAAATTAACCACTTTTTCGATACCTATCTAACTCATCTATCCATAATTGCGAATAGTATGTATTCTGATACTGAGGAAACCATGGACCACCATCTGTATAATGTATTGCACTTGGATTCTGCGTGGTACTATATCCATCCAGAGTGTTCCATGATAATGGTAATTCTCTAATAGAATCTGTCCACGTAAAGTGATGTAGATTAATCCCAGGAACTTCGTTGTTCAGGTACTCCGGAGTTAACATCGTACATAAATCGTTACGGAACACCATCAGACTAGCCCAGTTCTTTCGATATGATCGATGCTGAGGAACATTATCCATCTTAACGTTACTCTTTGGTGTATATGGATCTAACTTACATACACTCACTGGAGTTTGATTATCGGCGATGTCAATGAGTTTCTGTATGTCGTCTAGAAACAGAAAGTCGCAGTCTACAAAAATTGATGTTCCTTTATATCCCGATAAGTACGGAACCCAGAAACGAGTGAATGTAAAGTCTGTAGATTGTGGTTCTGTTATTATTCGATTGTATTCTGGTATATCAGAACTCTTTAGAAACGTAATATCTAACGGAGAAGATGTCCTGGACCGAATAGAATACTCACATACATGTGCTGCGATATCTTCTCTCTCATCATAACCAATGAATACCTTATTTAACATATAATTTCTTTGTCAGTGCTTCTTCAAAATACCTCCTTGCAGGATCTCTATTTCTAAACCCCCCAATATATCGCTCTAATATAGAAGTGCATTCATGGATCAGCATCTCTATATGATCAACTCCTCTTATACAAATGTTTCTCCTAACCATCGCATTAGAGAACATATCATTACTGAGAGAGTTTGGTGTAACCAAGACGATAGAAGGAGTTGCGCAGAATCTAGCTAACCAAGACATTCCTCCATGATATCCAATAAACAATGCTGCGTCCGAAAGGTGTTCAATCGCTTCAGGTAGTGGAGTAGTGTAGTCTATGTGAACTATTTCGTATGAATCTGAAATTGTTTTTAAATCGTTCTCTAACATATTCCAGTCTTGAGAAGACTTCCATGTCTTAGACCCACCCTGATATTTGTCTAGAGGAATTTTATTATTAGTCGTTGAACCAACAACTATCTTACGAACCTTTTCGTATTTAATTTCATTCATATACCATTGATTATGGTATTTAGCTGTACGTAATAACGATTGATGATACCCAATCCATCGTATTCTACTGACATCATGAAATTTATGTGAAACTGCAACTCCGGCGATATTAGATTTATCGCAAATAGAATTTAAATATTCTGCTTGTTCCCATAGCAACTCTTTGGAGTTCTCGTTATATTTGTACTCTATACCTTCGTTATATCGGAAATTAATGTTAACTTCCTCTCGAAATGTGTGTGATATATTATGTGCATACGAAATGGGTAATAAGATATCTCCGTATCCAATCGCAGCATACCATTCTAAGTTTATCATAAATTATTCCCAAATACGATATAAAAATTATTTCTATTTGTAGAAACCTTCTCTTGTTTATATACGGTAGTTAACAAATTCTGTTCTATTAATTGATCACAAGAATCTACTGGATTACAATCTCCGGGATGCCGATCATCAGACCCTATTAAGATAAATTCTCCACGATATAGTTTACCAATAGGGTACATCTTGTGACAGTTGAAGTTTAGAATGTTATTATATATTCCCTTTGGATAATCGAATATCACGTCGCATATAATGAATTTCCCTTTATACATTGGGTTCATATCAAAACAGTTATATTCTATGCCGAGTTTATCTATCATCAGAAACTCATCTGGGATCTCTCCAGGAGCGATATACGAAACGTGGCCCCATTCTGATTCCATTAACCAATCATATGCTAACTGGTTATCAACTCTCATCGTAAGACTCCCACATTTCTTTAGCCCATCCTTCTGCTTCATGAAGTTCTAATGCATCTTTTGGTCGACCAGTCATTTGTATATGTGATGTATTAAAAAGCGCTATCTTATAGTCGCTCTTCATTTCATTCTTTGGATTATTGTAATTATAATTATAAACAATGCCATCTTCCCATAATCCAAGATTATCCTTAGTCCAATGCCTATAGAACAAATACTTATCTAATGAGTTATACGTAAATGCAATCTTATCGATCTCTTTCACGGTATAGTCATACAACCACTTTCCTCGGTCTTGTGTCCAACATACAAATGAACTATTAATATGACACACAGCACCCCAACCAAACCTACGCATAGTTTCATCTATACTGTTCCAATGATTAAAAATGAAAGTTGGTTTTTCCAGATCACGAGTAACGTACTCTGTGATATCTCCATGTATTAATACATCTAAGTCAATCCACATGTTATGGTCTGCCATAGAGTGATTGAGGAGTACCAGTTTCTCTCTGGTGAAGATTCGATCTTTGGGGTACGGGAAATGGTCAAACGTTTTATAATCGAGCGTCTTGATCTCTTTACGGAGTCCCGTTGCGTCATCAGTGATGCATGTGAAGTTAAATGGTACATTAATGTGCCTAAGCAGTGATCCGTATAATCGGTTCACATACTCCGGACCGTACTTAGTTCCCCATTTAAATGTAAATATTTCAAGCTTCATATGGTTTATATATAGAACTATGACAATACGTTTTGATGATATACCCTTTGATAAAATAGTTAAGTTCGGACAGGAAACGATGCTTGACAAAAACTTATTCAGTATCAGTTGGATACTTGGGCGATTCTGTAACTACAGTTGCAGTTACTGTTGGCCATATGCAAACAGTAAAACGCCTGACCACCAAGAGTTAAGTGTTTATCTAAACTCCATAGAACAAATTAAACTTCAAGCAAACGATAATGGATTCACTAACTTCCATTGGTCATTTAGTGGAGGAGAACCTACTGCATACAAACACCTCTTGTCACTTATAGAACGTGTCGGGTCAGACAGTATTCATATGACAACTAATCTTAGTCCAGGCAAGTCTTGGTGGGATAGATATCTTCAAACGAGTTCCGAGTGCAGACGCAGGACTATAACTGCAAGTTTTCATCACGAGTTTGCTGACGAGAATGAGTTTGCTGAAAAGATATTATATCTGATGGACAATGGAGTGTTCGTCACGATCAATCAGGTTATGGTCCCCGAGTTGTTTGATGAGATATACTTCAGATGTCTTAGATTTGCTAACAAGGGTATCAACGTAACATTGAAACCTCAAAGTGACCCCACTGCAAGTCATGTAGTCGCCGGATATACTTCAGATCAATTGCAGATATTAAGAAATAATATGCACCAGTTCTTGGAAGATGAAGACTTGTTGCAAATCAGGTTGATAGACAACGAAAAGAAGGTATGGTTCTTGGATCAAGCTGAACGATTCAACTCTTTCGGGTTTAATAAATTTAAGGGGTGGATGTGTAATAGTGGGTATCAAGGGATCGTGATACGAAGTGATGAAGTGAAGAGGAGTTATAGTTGCTCCGATCCTATATTAGGAACTCTTTCTGGTGGATTTAAAATATTCAAGTCTCCTGTCATATGCACTACAAATAGTTGTCTTAGTAGTGCAGATAGTAAATTGCCAAAGGTTCGAAATGTATAGTTATAATGATATTCTTGATGTTCATTTTGAGGTGACGAGTAAATGTCAAGCACGTTGCCCAATGTGTATACGTAGGATTAATGGGGGTATGTTAAATCCATTCATCGAATTGAATGAAGTTTCTCTGGATACGTTTAAGAAATGGTTTCCTCACCAGTTCATAAAACAATTAAACAGTTTCTTTATGTGTGGGAACTATGGAGACCCAATAATTGCTAGAGACTCACTTCAGATTCTGCAATATATTCGAGAGCAGAATCCTTCAATACAGTTGAGTATGCATACCAATGGAAGTGCAAGATCTAAAGAGTGGTGGAAACACCTTTCATCGACAGATACTAGAGTTGTATTTGGTATAGATGGTCTTGCAGACACGCATTCCCTATACAGGATAGATACAGATTTTGATAAGATAATAGAAAACGCACAGGAGTTTATTAATTCTGGTGGACATGCTGAATGGAATATGTTGGTATTTAAACATAATGAACATCAGGTTGAAGATTGTCGTATTCTGTCAAGACAACTTGGGTTCAAAAACTTTCAAGTTAAACATACCACACGATTTCAGGGAGACTCTTTTCCTGTATTAGATGATAGTGGTAAGGTGACACATTACCTTGAAGCATCTGATAGGAGCGTAGAAATATTACAGAAGGTGAAGTTCGTTAAATCCCGTGGAGACATAAGTTGTAAAGCATCCAAGTGGAAACAGATATACGTTTCTACATCAGGTAATGTGACTCCTTGTTGTTGGACAGACGTTAAAGATAGGCCTCATAATAATCCTTCTCGATATGACTATATGAATAAGGTTGGGATATTCCCAAACCTTGAAGAATATACTCTGGAAAATATATTTGACTCTGGATACTTTGAGATGATAAGTGATACTTGGTTTAACGATCCTCTACATGAATGTTCTAGGCAGTGCGGTACATTTGATAAATTCGGAGAACAATTTATATGAGTAAGACCTTTTGTATGCATCCATTTACAGGACTAGCAACTAGAGAAGATGGTGCTATCAAAGTTTGTTGTAGAAGTCATCCTATAGCGTGGATTCAAGAAACCAGCATTGAAGATGCGTGGAACTGTGACTCTATGAAAGAATTGCGTCGTAAGGTTATGAACAACGAACGACCATCCGAATGTGCATCATGTTTCATGTTAGAAGATCAGGGTGTAGAGAGTTTACGTCAGAGACATATTAAAACAGAATATCCTGATAGTCGTACCGCATTATTCCCAAATGCACTTGATCACCTTGATGTAGAAGATTATTCTATGACAGAATCTATGTCGGTCATAGAGTTGAAACTAAACAATCTGTGCAATTTAAAGTGTAGGATGTGTAACCCATTGGACAGTACCAGCTGGCAAGACTGGGATCAGGTTTCTGAATACTATGTAAGGGAAAATAACTTCCTGATTCCCACTATTCAAAAACTGGTTAAAAAACCTGGACAGTACATCGGACCATTTGAAGATAAGGAAAAATGGTGGGATAGTTTTGAGCGTATCATACCACATCTGCGTAGAATTGAGTTTGCCGGTGGAGAACCACTCATGGATCCTCATCACTACAAAGTGCTGGATATGCTCAAACCATACGGTAAACAAATTGATCTGAAGTATGCTACCAATGGTACTACGCTTGGTATCAGTAAGGGTAGAACGATCCATGAATACTGGCCAAGTTTCAAATCCATTGTAGTTAATGTGAGTATAGATGGTATCCATGATGTGTATAATCATATTAGAAGTAACGGAGACTTCAGTGTAATAAGACAGAATATCAAAGAAATGAAGAGTATACCGAATGTCAGTCGTATTGTCGGTGCGCTAACTACTCAAGCTGGAAACACACTTCAACTTGCAGATTGCGCAAGATACTTTATTGAAGAACTTGAAATATACTTTTATACTCACCGAGTAAGTTATCCAAGGGTATTGTCTGCTCAGGTATTGCCGAGACCTCTGAAGATAATTGCTATAGAACGCCTGATGGAATTGCGAGATAACATTGATATGATAGATGGAATTGAACGACTTCCTATGGCTAGAGAAGTATTGCTACAACAGATTAAGGATAATATTAATTATCTAAATGGCCGCGATCAGAGTGATCTGTGGAAAGATTATCTAGAATTTAATTATAGACTTGATAGCAGCAGAAACAGTAAATCTATATTAGAAGTAGTTCCTGAGTTTAAGGAATACTCTTAATCGGAATTAGTTTTCTACTGACAGTGATGTCGGATGCGCAGAAACACCCTTCGTATGGGCATATGATAGGGAGCATATTCTGCTGATAGAATTCTCCTATACGCCAGTTACCCAACACTGAACCAGCTTTACACGAACTTCCCCTGACAATAGAACCATCTACTTTGAAAGTCTGCTTCTCTACCCCAATAGAGCAGGACCAACCCTTCCAGTGAGTTTCTCCGGATACAATTAATTTCATTGGTTCTAAGTAATGATATTCTGTACCATCCTGTTGAATACCGAGAAATTTACTGTATGTGTCTAAGTCAATCTTGTCGAGGTTTTTTGATATCATGGAAGAGTTTATCCAGTCAAGTTGCTCCTGAGTATAATGGACTAATCCTATAGAACTAGATGCTCTATCATCAATTGGTTTTGCGATGATAAGAGTTGCATCATCGCAGTTATCTGCTATTTGTTCGTATGCGTACATAGACTCTCGAAATGTATTCGGAGGAGCTAATACAAACACAAAGTTGACTAGACTTGAACTTGAATTTACCGATGCGATGAACCGATCAAGATTTGCATGGAACGGTAGCATGTGGTAACTGAATTGAATTCTGTCAAACAGCTTACCATTCTTTTCCCAATATGATTCTGGCATAATACCGTTGGTCAATAACTTGACTACACATCCAGGAGTTTCTTCTCTTAACATAAACACAAATTCAGGAAACTGTTTCCATAGGGTGAGTTCCCCGCCAGATAGAGCATACGTAATCCTCTTGCCTGGATTGGCGCTCACCAATTGGTTTATGGTAACTCTGACCGATTCTATATCTGGCCAAGAATACTTTCCATTCTTAGATGCTGGTGAACAATAACTACAATCGTAATTGCATATACTGGATACCGTCCAGTCTATTACTAGGTTATCAACATCTCCAATAAATTCTATATATTTCATATGGGTATATATATTCTCATGCATAAAGTAAATAGTAGATGGGACCACCAAGACTCTCTGAAAGTTGAGTGGAACGTCGGCAAGCGTTGTAATATGGACTGCTCATATTGTCCATCATTCATTCACGATAACTTCAGTCCACATACAGATATCAATGTTCTCAAGGGTACTGTAGACTCGCTTATTGATATAGGAAAACCTTTGCGTATAAGCATGACCGGCGGAGAACCGACCATACATCCTCGGATAGAAGAACTGTTGGAGCATATGTATCTATCCAGAGTGTCTAGGGTCAATATAACAACTAATGGAACTAGAACAGTTGATTGGTATAAAGACCAGCCGGTATCGCAATATGTCTTTAGTCTTCACTTTGAGTTTGAAGATTGGTCTAAGATAGTAGATAAGATAATAAAATTAAAGTCTGTATGGGATAATGATATGCTAGTACATGTTATGGCACATCAAGACTATATGGATAGGGTGCGATATGCGTCAGCTCGGTTTGAAGAAGCGACTGTACCATATGTAGTTAGGCGTGTCAGATGGAACGATGTTATAAACGATAGAGACTCTTTCAACGATTCTAAATATGCCGGACAAGACTTGGAGTGGGTATTATCTAAAGAAGCTACTGTTAAACCTAATGTGGTCATAGATGATGAAAAGCTTTATCATGCAAATGATATTATTAAGCTACATTTGAATAAATATAAGGGGTGGCAGTGCAATATTGGTATAGAAAGTTTGATGATCAATTGGGATGGTGAAGTACATCGTGCAACATGCCGGGTCGGCGGATCTCTCGGGAACATTTATAAAAATACGTTTATTCGACCAACGAATCGTATAACATGTTCTAGAGAATCCTGTACATGTGCTGCGGATATTCCGATAACAAAATACTTAGGTGTTAGAAAATGAAAGAAATATTACTAGAGAAGACTAAATCATGGACGTATGACAATGCGTTAAATTTCCATGGCGGATCAAAACTTTTTAATGATTATATTTGGGAGTGGTCTGAAGATGGAGGTGGAGTATATCTAATTCGTGAACATGGATCTTTTTACTTAGACAATCGTACTGGATGTGTTCATAGATTACATACTAGATTTAATGTAGATGATTATACGGTACTATCAAAATTAGCAAATTTTTACCACGACGATGTTCGATTCGATAAACCGATCGAACATGCATGGTATTCAGATGAGAATAAAACTGTATGGGAATATACTGTTTATAGGCGCCCGAACAAAGAACTAGGATATCCTTTCGTCATGAATATAACTCGTGACAATGTTCATGAATTGCTTACAAAATATATTACATTGACTCGAGATACGATCGATCTTTTCATCGACTTGGGCCTAGAAAATAATTTTCCTATCGTCGGCCTTACTTTAGTGCATCTTAACACAGATTCGATCGGACCATTCTGGATGAATCTGAAAACATTTGAAATGGGGTATGATGACCTAATTAATAAAAATTTAAAAGAATTCCGGAGAGATTTAAATTCATTATCTAGTGTATTAAATATGGATCTGTCTTCATACATAACTACTGCGGAGGAATCATGGCAATCAATTACATAAGACCTTTCGATTATATAATCGAAGACTCTGGAGAAGTTGTTAAGGAAGGGACCATTCCTATATGCTTCTTTTACCTCATACTACATAAACAATCTGAGTCAGATAATAGAGTTATTAAATTTCCAGAGTTTGGACAAGAAGTACCTGTAAGTGGAATCTAGGCTAGATGATCTAACTCCGGAAACACTTCTTTGAATTTAGTGTTTCTAATAGAATCCATCGTTGATATATACTCTCGGAACGCTGGTAGTAAGTGACTATCATCTTTACTATCCATAAAATCTAATACTCCCTGCCAGCGTTTCCATCCATAGTGATCGATATTCCAGAAACTGTCATCTTGCCGATAGTTCTCAAATAACCATTCTTTAAACTCGGCGAATAGTTCACGCACCTCTTGTTTATCGAACTCTGGTAAGCACCTGATGCTAAGGTAAGTCGGAATATACAGAAGGTGCATATTGACTATACCGCCGCCTGGAGGTATTCCATATCTACGTGTTGATAGGTTGATCTTTCTAAAGTTCTGTTGAATTTTCCACTTTGCAAATTCTGTTAGATGTTTGATATTCAATATCTGTATCGCAGTAGCAATACTCACTTCAATATTGTCTGGAGTATTATCTAGCATATGAAGGTTTTTGGTTATAGTGTCCCAGTCACTAGGGAATCTGATGTAGTGATTTCGTTCTCCAACTGCATCCAGACTAAATCCAACTTTAACTATCTTGAATTTAGACCAGAGTTCGATCATATCTTCTTTGATCAACAGTCCGTTGGTATTGTATCTAATTAGAATCTTGTCTGCATACCCCTGACGTATAATTTCTTCAAGAAACTTTCTATGTTCCTTGATCATCAACGGCTCTCCCCCAGCAAAGTATACTTCCCTTAGATTGGGGATTTGTTTATACATCTCTTCCCAGAATTCTGGATTTTCATGCCAGGAGTTGTTAAATGACCTTTCGTCCCACGATAATGATTTTTTCAGTGCTCCGTGTTTGAATATAGGAATAACTTTTTTATAGTCTTGAACCCACCGTGAACTATCGTGAGGACTGCACATAATACATTTAATATTACATGTGTGTCCTAGTCGCAAATCAAGATAAGTCAACTTCTCGGGAACAGTTCCATCTTCTTGAGTATTAGATATCAACTCTGGTATATCTATCTCATCAGACCAAGAATACGTTTCCCAAACTCTCTTACTACTTACACCGTGACTTTCTTCATCAAAACACTTCGTACAACTTGCAGGAATTTTACCTTCTAGCATAGTAGTGCGCACAGATTTCATATAAGAATTATTCCAAGCGCTCATAGGAGTTTCTTTGCCGAAGTTAGCTGGTACTCCATTCTCATTTTTCACCAAACCGATTCCATGATCTTTACCAGCCCCGCTGGCGTTTGCAGAACAACATAGTCGCATGTCTCCGTTAGGACGTGTCGCAAAGTGTATCCACGGTAGCACGCAGAAGGTATCTGTCTTAGATACTTCTGAGATCTTTCTCTGAGCATCACCTAATCCGGTGCCTTCGGGGTTAATCCAATGTGTCATATTAATAATTGAGTTGAAGTTATTACCTATATATGTGTATGCTAGTAACGAAAACAAATATCCAAGTTGACCTGAAGAAACTTCAAGAGGACTATATTAAAAATATAGATTCTTGGCCTAAGCATAAGAATAGAATCTCAATAAACAATCATGATGGTATTGATGAGTATGTTAAGAATAATGGTCAGAGATTAATATACACAGAGTTCAATTATATGAACACCATATTCAAAGATACTATCTGGGAAGAAACTCTCAGACTATTTCCTGGAAAGATAGGTCGTGCAAGAATCATGATTATGGATCATGAAAAGTTGTTAACCAAACACCGAGACCTTGAAGCTAGGTGGCACGTAGCATTGTTTACAGATCCTAGTTGCGTAATTTATGATTTCGAATCTGGTATGGGAAAGCATATTCCTGCAGACGGTTATATATACAAATTAGATGGACGCCGATTACATACAGCTTTTAATAGTAGTAATAATTTTCAGCGTGTTCACTTGGTGGTGTGTGAGTATGTATAAAAGCATATTCAAGATAAACTACGATATTTCTAAGATAG